CCCAGAATATAAAACATTTGATGAAAAGAGAATGGCAGTTGAGGTGGACAATATTGCAACCGAAACACAAACATTCTTAAACTCATTCTACGACTTATTGGCAGAGAGATTTTTCTTTATTCCAAAAGACAAACATAGATTTGAGATTAAAAAGGAATATATCAGTAAAGCAGGATTTTGGGTAGCAAAGAAACGATATGCACAATGGATGATTTTGAAAAACGGAATACCTTGTGACAAATTAGATGTTAAAGGATTGGATGTAGTTAGAAGTTCATTCCCAAAAGCATTTCAAAAGTTTATGTCTACAATGTTGAAAGATATTTTAATGGGTAAAGACCATGAATATATAGATGATACCCTATTGACATTTAAGAAAAGTTTACCAACACTACCTGTAAATACAATCGCAAAAGGTGGAGCATTAAAGGAATTGAGTAAGTATGATAATGGTAGTTGGAAAACAGGAGACGCAGTAGCAAACTTTGAGAAAGGAACACCTGCACACGTTAAAGCCGGAATAACATACAATAGATTATTAAAATTCTTCAATTGTCCATATAAGCACGAACCAATTAGAGATGGTGATAAAGTAAAATGGGTATATCTTAAAGACAACCCATTAGGATTAGAAACAGTTGCATTCAAAGATTATAATGACCCAAAGGAAATTATGGATTTTGTGGAAACCTATGTGGATAGAAACAAAATATTTGAAGCAGAATTAGAAAACAAATTAGATGACTTTTATAACGCATTGAAGTGGGATAAGGTCACCGCAGATACAAAAACAGCAAAAAAGTTTTTTGCATTTTAATTTGGTATTATAAAAAATTAGTCGTATATTAGTAAAACAAACATAAAACATGAACAAAAACAATTTATTAAAATTCATTCAAAAGTATTCACTAGGTGGACTTATTGAATCAGTAGCGTGGAACGCTGAAGGAACGAAATTATCAGTTAGATTTATTTCAGATGACAAAACATTATTAGGTGAGGTAGAGTACAATGCTTACACATCAACACCAATGAATGTCGGTATTTACACAACATCATTATTGAAAAATATGATTGGTGTATTAGATAACGATTTAACATTGAAAGTTGATAAAGCAGGTGATAAATCAGTATCATTGAAGTTATCATCGGAAGAAACTGAAACATCTTATCAATTAGCAGACTTAGGAGTTATTCCTCCAGTTCCAGATTTAAAAACATTACCTGATTTTGGTATTGCAATTGATATGGCATCTAATATGATTGACAAATTTATCAAAGCAAAGGGTGCATTGAGTGATGTAGATACTTTCACAATCTTTACCGAAGGTGGTGATTTGAAGATGGCAATTGGTTATTCTTCTATCTCTACAAACAGAGTTACATTTACTGCACAAAAAGATTATGCAGAAACAGTAAAACCAATTTCCTTCTCAGCAAAGTATTTGAAAGAAATATTAACGGCAAACAAAGAAGCAACATCAGCAAAATTAAAAGTTTCAACTGACGGATTATCAAATGTTGAATTTCAAATTGATGATTTTATATGTAAATATTATCTTGTGGAGATATCAAACTAATAAAAATGGCAGAACAATTAGAATTATTCCCAACGGAAGTTGGTTATGAATTAACTCCACAAGAAGAAACACAAGTACAAGAACCACAACCAATGCCTGAACCAAAAGTTTATGAAGATTGTGAATGGTGTTTTCAATTTAATGATGGTGAACCAACTATATTTGCATTTAGCAATCCGGCACAATCTAATAATGAATTAACATTTACAATTACTAATTCGGAAGATTCGGTGATGACATTTACAAATAGTGATGGTGAATTTAAAATTTTCGCAAGAGAAATTACCGAAGAAACAAAAATAAAAAGAGAACAAATCAATGCAAGTAAAAATCAAGAAACTCAACCCTAATGTAGTAATCCCATCTTATGCAAAGAGTGGAGATGCAGGTATGGATTTAATAGCAACATCTATTATAGGCGAAGAAGTATTTCAAATAACATATGGTACAGGAATTGCGTTGGAAATTCCCAATGGATTTGTTGGATTAGTTTTCCCTCGTTCATCTATTAGAAAAACCGATTTAAGTTTAACTAATTCGGTTGGTGTAATTGATAGTGGATATAGAGGAGAATTACAGGCCACATTTAAAAAACATAAAGGAGTGGCATCAACGAAGTATGAAGTGGGTGATAGAATTGCACAAATTATGATTATACCACATCCAACTATTGAATTTCAAGAAGTAGATGAATTAACTAATACCGAAAGAGGCGAAGGCGGATTCGGTTCAACTGGAAAATAATATGAGTTTTTTCGCAAACGAAAATAGTAAAAAAGAACATACTTTGTGGGTGGAGAAATACCGTCCACAAACTCTTGCTGACTATGTTGGTAATGAAACCATCAAAGAAACAATTCAGCAATATTTAGATGCAAACGACATACCACATTTATTGTTGTATGGAAAAGCGGGTACGGGTAAGACCACACTTGCTAAACTAATCGTAAACACAATCAAATGTGACTTTATGATTATCAACGCATCGGATGAAAACAATGTGGATACTGTTAGAACAAAAGTTAAGAACTTTGCATCATCGGTTGGATTTGCAGGTTTCAAAGTAATCATCTTAGATGAGTTTGATTATATGACACCCGGAGCACAAGCGATTTTGAGAAACTTAATGGAAACATTCAGTAAGCATTGTAGATTTATCTTAACCTGTAACTACATTGAGAAAATCATTGACCCTATTCAAAGTAGATGTCAATCTTTCGCAATCACTCCTCCGACTAAAAAGGATGTAGCAATTCAGGTAGCAAAGATATTAGAAGCTGAAAAGATTAAGTTTGAACCAAAGAATATGGCCGATGTGATTAATTCATATTACCCAGATATTAGAAGAATACTTAATACTTGTCAATTACAATCTGCAAAGGGAGAATTAAAAGTAGACCATAGAGTAATGGTTGAAGCAAACTTTGCAACTAAACTTATTGACTTATTAAAGGCAGACGATGATAAGAGAAATATGTTTATGAAGATTAGACAGGCAGTAGCAGATAATAGATTAAACGACTATTCAGAAATGTATACGATGTTATACGACAAAGTAGACGAATACGCAACAGGAAATGTAGCAAATGTGATTTTGACTATTGCAGATGGTCTTTCAAAGGATGCATTAGTAGTAGATAAAGAAATCGTATTTATGTCTACAATTATACAAATATTAAACATAATAAAATAATGGAACAACAACAATTACCGCCGAATTTTAATTTAAATGACGCAAGAGATATGGATTGTGAATGTGGTGGAAAGATTTTCTTACCAGGTTACAGATTCAAAAAAATTAGTAGATTATTAACGGGTGCACCAAAGGATTCGGTTATGCCTATTGAGTTGTATGTATGTGCAACCTGTGGTAAACCTTTAAACGAATTACTTCCACAAGAATTACAAGAAACCAAAATCATAGAGTAATGGCACAAAAGTTATTTGACCATATTAATGCAATAACTACCATACAAGACCCAAAGTATTTTGACAAACTTTCAGAAGAAGATTTGAAAACTTGGAGTAATTTTATGATTAATAGATTTTTATCAATGAAGCCTGAATGGGTAGAATTGATTGCGTCTATATTACCCTTAACACAAACTTTACAACCAAAAGAAATGTATAGTTTGTATATTAGTGTTATTCCAAAAGGTAAATACTTTTTGAAATATATTAAAGGAAAATCCGAAGATAAATACGAACAATTTATAGTAGACCTTTTAAAGAAAGAATACGATTGTTCAGAAAACCAAGCAATTGACTATTTGGAAGTTCTTTATGCAAGTAGAGAAGGTAGAGAATATATGAAATATGTTTGTGAAAAATATGGTATAGATAAAAAGCAAATAACTAAACTAAAACTTAAGATATAATTTGGTAAATCCAATTATTTGTCTTATATTACAGTTATTATGGCAAGAG